CGACGCCCTGTTCCCCGACGAGCCGAGCGCAGGCCTGACCGACGAGGACGCGGTGCCGGAAGCACCAGAGCAGCCCGTCACGGTCGAGGGCGACGTGTGGCTGCTCGGACGGCATCGTCTGATGTGCGGGGACAGCACCAGCATCGACGCGGTGGAGCGGCTGATGGATGGGCGGAAGGCGGACATGGTGTTTACCGATCCGCCGTATGGGGTGGAATACCAGTCCAACAAGCGCACGAAATCAGTCAAATTTGATATATTGAAGAATGACGACATATTTTTGGATGTTGCGCCGATAATTGAGGCATGTTCATCGGGATGGGTGTTCGTCTGGACAAGCTGGAAGGTTCAGACCAAATGGATCGAACAATTTTCCGGGCTTGGTTATCCGACCAATATTGTCGTATGGCATAAGCCGGGTGGTGGCATTGGGGATTTGAAAAAGACATTTTACAGCGATTATGAAATCGCGCTGGTTTGGCATCGTGGCGCTGAACTCTGCGGAAAAAGGATCGGCAGCGTTTGGACTGTCAATAAGGACGGCGCGTCAACCTATGTTCACCCGACACAGAAGCCTGTGGCATTGGCTGTTGAGGCGCTGGATAAAACGACACGCGCATCAGCGTCTGTCTTGGACCTATTCGGCGGCTCTGGCTCAACCCTGATCGCCTGCGAAAAGACAGCCCGCGACTGCCGCATGATGGAACTCGACCCCAAATACTGCGACGTGATCATCAAGCGCTGGCAGGACTTCACCGGCCAGCAGGCAACGCTCGAAGCGACCGGCCAGACATACGACGAACTCAAAGCAGAGCGACAGGCAGCCTGATGGACAAGTGGCGCACCCCAGAGGCCGAAGCCTACCGCAGGCTCTACCAGACCAAGCGCTGGAAGCGCCTGCGCGAAATGAAAACTCAACGGAGTGATACATAATGCCAAGAGGTGACAACTCAGGCCGACCCAGAAAGACGCTGACGGATGAGCAGCGCGCCCAAGTCGAGGCGCTTGCTGCATATCTGACGCAAGAGCAGATTGCGGATTACTTCGGCATTGGGCGGACCACATGGTTTGCCATTCTGGAACGTGAACCGGAGGTTTCGGAACGCTATAAAAAAGGCAAAGCAAAAGCCATTGGCGCAGTCGCGCAAAGCCTGATCCAGCAAGCGCGCAACGGTGACAAGGTGGCAGCCATGTTCTACCTCAAGACGCAGGCGGGCTGGCGCGAAGCCAGCCAAATAGACCACACGTCCAGCGACGGCAGCATGTCCCCCACGGCGATTGAGCGCATCATTGTCAAAGCTACAGATTAGAACGGCTGATGTCTTCGCCCCGCTCTTGCAGCCCGCGCGCTACAAGGGGGCTTTCGGTTCGAGGGGAAGCGGGAAAAGTCACTTCTTCGCCGAACTTGGCCTTGAGGATGCGCTGCGCTGGCCTGGCGAGCATGGCGGCGAAGGCATCCGCTTCCTAAGCGCCCGCGAAATCCAGAAATCGCTTAAGGAAAGCGCCAAGCGGCTTTTCGAGGACAAGCTGGCAAGGTTCGGCCTTGGCGAGGCTCAGGGTTTCAAGGTGTTCCGCGAGGTTATTTCGACGCCGGGCGATGGCGTGATCCTGTTCCAAGGCCTGCAAGACCACACGGCAGACAGCATCAAGTCGCTTGAGGGCATTGACCGGGCTTGGGTTGAAGAAGCGCAGTCGCTGTCTGACCGCTCGCTGACGTTGCTGCGCCCGACGATCCGCAAGGAAGGCTCGGAACTATGGTTTAGCTGGAACCCCCAGCGACCGACCGACCCGATTGACCGGCTCTTGCGGTCCAGTGCGAAGCCGACCGGAGCTGTCGTGGTCAAGGCGAACTGGTCTGACAACCCGTGGCTCCCGTCCGTGCTTGACCAAGAACGCCGCGACATGCTGGCGAATGAGCCTGAGAAGTATCCGCATGTCTGGGAGGGCGAATATGCCCGCGTCTTGGAGGGCGCGTACTTCGCAAAGCACCTGACCGAGTGCGAGTTGTCGGGGCGCATCGGCTTCTACCAGCGCGATCCGTTGCTCAAAGTATACTCGTTTTGGGATATCGCGGGGACCGGCGATAAGGCAGACGCCACGGCAATCTGGGTGTGCCAGTTCATCAGCGGCGAGATACGGGTTCTGGACTACTACGAGGCCGTGGGCCAGCCGTTCGATGCGCACGTGTATTGGCTGCGCACCAATGGCTGGTCTGACGCGGTGTGCGTCCTGCCGCACGACGGGGCAAAGCATGATGTTGTGTATGCGGCGACCCCTTCCGGGTATCTGTCCAAAGCGGGCTTCCAGACGGAGACTGTGAAGAACCAAGGCCGGGGCGCGGCGTTGCAACGGATTGATGCCGTCCGGGCGATCTTCCAGAACGTGCGGTTCAACCGTGAGACGACCGAGGCGGGCCGCGAGGCGCTGGGCTGGTATCACGAGAAGCGGGACGAAGCGCGCAACGTTGGCCTTGGTCCGAGCCACGACTGGGCGTCTCACGGGGCTGATGCGTTCGGCCTCATGGCCGTCTGGTATCAGCGCAACCAGGGCGATACGGGCAGGACGGGGCCAATCCGGCGGCGCGTCAAGGGTATCGTCTAGCGCATCTGGGCAAGCCGTGATATTGTCAGCGGCAACTATGCAAGAGGTCAGCCATGCCGTTGAAGAAGGGCCGCAGCAAAAAGGTCATCTCGCAGAACATCCGTGCTGAGATGAAGGCGGGCAAGCCTCAGCGGCAGGCGGTCGCTATCGCGCTGTCGAAGGCTGGGAAGAAGAAATGATGAAGGGCCTTCTGTCCGGCGCTGCCCCGCGCATTGTCTCGGCGTCTGAGAACAAGCGCAACATGGCTGGTGTGCAGCGTGATTGGAACCTCGGCCCTGAGAAGGCCAGTCCGAAGCCCGGCGACAACAAGCCGTATTGGTCAAAGATGGCGAAGATTTGGGGCGTGTCCGAAGCCGAGGCCCGGCGTCATCTCTGCGCCAACTGCGAGTATTTCGAGAACACGCCTGAGATGATGCAGGCGATGGAGAAAATCCCGTTCAACGCCTTTGACGCTGACGGCGGCGGGCGCGGCTACTGCCACAAGTTCGACTTCATCTGCCACAACCTGCGCACTTGTCAGGCTTGGGAGCGCAAGGACTACGAGGAAAACGAATGAGCATCCTTGACTTCTTCACGCCGGAAGCTGGTCAGGCTCGCCGCCGGGCGCTCAGCCGCGTGGACCAGAAGATCAGCGATGCGTTGGGGTATTACCTCGGCCCGCAGCTTGCGCCTCGTGTTGAGCAAGCGGCGAACATCGCTGGCCTGTTGTCGCCGGGGCAGGACGTGCAGGACGCCTACACGGCCTCTGGCGAATTGATGGCACCTAACCGCAGCCTTCTCGACCGCGCGGCCTCTGGCGCGGCTCTGGCGGGCGCTGTGGGCGCGATGGTCATGCCCGGCGGTGTGTCGTCAATTCGTCAGGGCATCGACGATCTGGCCGAGGCTGGGGTGCGGGCGTATGATCCCGCGACCACCAACGCCTTCACGGTGTGGCACGGCTCGCCGCACGACTTCGACCGCTTTGACATGTCCAAGATCGGGACCGGCGAGGGCGCGCAGGCGTATGGGCATGGGCTGTATTTCGCGGACGGAATAGAAGTTGCCAAGTCATATTTAGACGCCGGACGGCGCGCAAGTTACGGACCGGACCTTGCTAGGTCTATGCTGCGGGCAATGGGCGGCGACTACAAAAGGGCGGCGCGAATGATCCGCGCTGAAATAGATCAAACAGGAGACTTGATAAGCCGCGAAGAATTGCAAGACCTCCAAGACGCACTGTATCACTTGGATCGGGGGCAAATCTCGGGTGGGCACCTCTACGAAGTCTCCATCGACGCCGAACCCGAGGACTTTCTGGACTGGGACGCGCCGTTCCAATCGCCTGATGATTTGGAGCGGTTTGCGGCCAGATTTGATGCGACCGATCCAATGCTTCGCAAGCGCATCGAGGACTTCGGATATGTGCGGCAGCAGATGGGCCAGCCCATGCCGGACGGCAACGACATTATCCGTGAAGTAATGGGCGGCATTGGCAGCACAGACGCGGCCAAGGCGACCGTCACTATGCGTGAGGCAGGCATTCCCGGCATCCGCTACCTAGACGCAGGCTCTCGCGGCGCAGGCGACGGCTCCCGCAACTACGTCCTGTTCGATGACAGTCTGGCGACCATCGTGGGCAAGGACGGGCAATACACCCCCGCCCAGCAGATCGCCCGCCTTCTCCGCGAGGGGCGCGGTGCCGAGGTCACGGATGAACTCTACGCGCAGGCCGATCCGCAGGAACTGTCCCGTCTCTACGACGCGGGGGCAACGGGCATGGACATGCCGATGGGACCGGCGGCGCTGGAGCGGGCGCGGGAGATGGGGTTTGACGAGCCTGCTTTCCACGGAACTGGGTATGGCGGGTTTGATGCGTTTTCAAGCGACGCGAGCCGCGTTGGAGGCGCAACATACGCCGATGTGGACCCCAACGTGGCAAACGCTTACGCGCGATATGGCGATTCCGGGCAGGT